GCAGGCGTGGTTTGATGCCATGCCGGAGATTGAGGATATTATCCTGAATGGGATGGAGGCAGTCGGGCACGGGTTTAGCTGTCAGGAAATCGAGTGGGAGCAAGTGGAAAAAGTGTGGTTGCCCCGCGCGTTGCATTTGCGTCCGCATTACTGGTTCCGTACCCTGCCGGAGCAGCGGGACGAAATCCGGCTCAGGGACAATAACGGGCTGTATGGCAGTCCGCTCTGGCCGTTCGGCTGGTTGGTACACCGCCACAATGCCCGCAGCGGGTTCGTGGCAACCAGCGGGTTGTATCGGGTACTGGTCTGGCCGTACCTGTTTAAAAATTTCTCCCTGCGCGATTTGGCCGAGTTTTTAGAGATTTACGGCCTACCTGCCCGCATCGCGACCTACGCCCCCGGCACATCCGATGACGATCGCGATCGGTTGTTAGATATGCTGGTACGTCTGGGGCACGATGCGGTGGCGGCCATCCCGGCCGGAAACGAGATTAAATTCGAGAGTGCGGCCTCGGGGGGCAGTGACCCGTTTATGGCGATGATTAACTGGGCCGAACGGACGCAATCCAAAATCATTCTGGGCGGCACATTGACCACCCAGGCTGATGGCAAAAGCTCAACAAATGCACTGGGCAATGTGCATAACGAGGTACGCCATGACCTGATGACCGCCGATGCCCGTCAGTTAGAAGGCATGTTTAAGGGATTGATCCAGATGGTATTGGCGCTCAATGGTCACACAAATGTGAATCCGCACCGAATGCCGCGCTTTGTGTTTGATACCCGTGAGGCCGTTGATCTGCCCCAGTTAGCGGAGGCGGTATCGAAACTGGTCAATGAGGCGGGGCTGGATACGATACCCGTGTCATGGGTACACAAAAAATCGGCTATCCCCACTCCGCAGGACAATGAGCCCACGTTAAAACCGCGCATCAATGGCGTGTTACCCACGCCCCTGAGTCAGGGCGCATCGCGTTATGGTCTGGGGGTGTTGAGTCAGACTCTGGAATCAGCGGATAGCGACCCGGCTCAGATTGCGCTGGATAATGCGCCGCCGCTGTCTGACCCGATGGGCGCCGCCATGAGCCAGTTACTGTCGCCCATGGTCAGTGCCCTGCAATCCGGCCAGAGCGTGGATGAGGCAATGGGGATCGTCGCGGCCAGCTATCCTGAGTTAGATGACAGGATATTACAGCAATTACTGGCACAGGCCATTTTCGTGGCGGATGTCTGGGGGCGTCTCCATGCCGACACCTGATAATAAAGTCAACCTGGGGTATGTGATAGGGTTGCCCCCCACAGAGGCCATTGACTATTTCAAAAACAAAGGCTACGCGATTGGCTTCAACTGGCACGATGTGGAGGCACAGGCTCATGCTAAAGCCTTTACCGTGGCGGGCGTGCTGAAACTGGATGTGCTGGCAGATATCCGTTCAGCCTTGCAGACCGCACTGGCAAACGGGCAAACCTTCGCCGACTTCAAGCGCGGGCTACTGCCTGTCCTGGAGCAAAAAGGCTGGCTGGGCAAGGGCTTGGTGGCTGACCCGGAAACGGGCGAACTGCATGGTAAGCGGCTGACCCCGCGCCGCCTGGATACGCTATTCAATACCAATATGCAGTCCGCCTATATGGCCGGACGTTATCATCAGCAGAGGGAGAACGTGGACGACCGCCCCTACTGGGAACGTGTGGGCATTATGGACAGTCGGATACGCCCCTCCCATGCGGCGCTCAATGGGTTTATCGCCCGTTACGACGACCCCATCTGGCAATCCATTTACCCGCCGGATGGTTACCGTTGTCGCTGCCGGGTGCGTGCCCGCAGTGCGGCGGATGTGGAACGGCTGGATCTCAGGGTGCAATCCACTGATGACCGACGGGTCGAGGTACAGCAAGAGTATGGTGTCCCCGGTGAAACCCGCCCGGTACTGGGGTTTGAAAACCCGGTGACGGGCCAGGTCTATACGCCCGATCCGGGCTTTGGTTTCAATCCCGGCCAGGTGAGCTGGCAGCCGGAACTGGAACAGTATCATCCCAAACCCGCCAGCCAGTATGTCACCGGAACCCTGACGGGGCCGGATTTTATTCAGGGATTCCGGCGGGTGCAGAAAATGGATACCCCGCCCCCGCAGCAGCGTTATCCGGTCGGCGTTCGTCCTGCCTCCGGTGGGCAGCAATCTGACCCGGTTTATGTTGATGCCCCGACGATGAAGCAATTGGCTGAAGAAGAGCAGATTGGCCTGTCTGATTATCTGGCTATCCAGCGCATCATTGAGCAGCCCGAACGCCACCATATCGCGGCGGATGGCACCCAGTATTATGGGGCGGCTCGGGCGGGGCTGTGGTGGATAGTGAGCGTCAGGGACAGGCGATTACTGAATGTGACCGAACAGGCGGGCTTTTATGTTCCAGATTGAGATTGACCTGACCGAATTTCAGAAAGCGCTGCAACAGTTGACCGACGGGCTGGTTGACCGTACCCCCATGATGCGCCAGATTGCGGGCATCATGGCCGATGCGGTCGAAGAAAACTTTAAGCAGCAAGGCCGCCCCGCCTGGCTGGGCTGGAGTCCGGCCTATGCCAAAAAACGGGCAGGCGGCAAGATATTGCAGGACACCGGACGGCTGGCCAGCAGCATCCAGCAATTCAGTGACAACGATGAAGCGTTGGTCGGCACCAACGTCAAGTACGCCCGTATTCATCAGGAAGGCGGCACCCTTAATAGGCCTGCCCGCCGCCAGCAGGCCTATTACCGGATGAACAAAAACGGCACGGTAGGCAACCGGTTTGCCCGAAAATCGACATCAAACTATAGCGAGCTGAACACGATCCCCGCCCACAAAATTCAGATGCCCGCGCGTCCGTTCCTGACACTGGCCGCCAGTGATGCCGACCAGATCCAGATGATTCTGGAACGCTACCTGCAACGGCTGATGGATACGCCCTGATGACGGGATCGTAAAAACGCCCTGCGTGCCATTCTGGGGCGTTTGAACCGGTTATGACACCATGTGTTGCTTTTGACTGGTTACGCCCGTTTAAATCATTTTTAAACGGGGTTTAAATGGGGTTCCGGTTTACCTTGAACCGCGATATGCTGTCCCCGCGATTTTTCCCCGTCTGCCCTCATCTGCTGAACCCCCTCAACCGCCACCCCGATAACGGCCCCGTTATGCTGCGGGCATGAAAACGAACATTGCCGCCCTGACCTCGGCTATCCGGGGGAACAATCACCACGACATCCAGCTCTTTCCGGCGGGGGAATTTCGTGCCAACGATGGCCGTCCGGCAGATTGTGCCTGTTGGGTGATGACCCGCGAGATTGCGGAAAACCTCATCCAACAGGTGAGCGCCCGTGAAACACCGCTGGTCATTGACTACGAGCACCAGACCTTACGCGCCATCAAAAACGGCCAGCCTGCGCCCGCCGCCGGATGGTTCCATACGCTGGAATGGCGCGACGGTGACGGGCTGTATGCCATCAACGTCGAGTGGACAGACAAAGCCCGCGACGCGATTGCGGCCAATGAATACCGCTTTATTTCTCCCGTCTTTCTGTATGACACACACGGTCACGTCACCACACTGCTGCACGCGGCGCTGACCAACACCCCGGCGCTGGACGGGATGGAGGCGGTCATGCTGGCCGCCGCGTCCCAACTGGCGACACTGAATACCCCACAACCGGAGGATCATTCCGTGGATGAAGAACTCATCAAGGAACTCTTAAGTAATTTACGCTGGATGCTCAACTTGCCCGCGACGGCCACGACTGAAGACATCACGGCTGAACTGCAAAAGGCGATTAATTTGATATCTGACGGTCAGGGCACCGCCACCGCCGCCAGTCAGGGACTGGTTGAACGGCTGCAAGCCCACCAAACCCAGATTGCCGATTTGTCATCAAAAGCCTACGACCCCGCGAAGTATGTTCCCATTGCAGGCTTACAGGAACTCCAGGCGCAACTGAATACGGAGCGCCAACAATCCCAGGTCAGCCAGGTGGACGGTCTGATACAGGCGGCACTGAGTGATGGCCGTCTGATCCCGGCACTGGAAAACTGGGCGAAAGAGCTGGGGCGCACTAACTTTGCGGCGTTAACCACCCATCTGGAAAAGACCCAACCCATCGCGGCATTGTCATCCATGCAGTCGCACAGGCAGACGCCAGCGGCCGCGTCCCCTGCACAAACACTGACACCGGAACTGGATGCGGACGCACTCGCCATTTGCACCCAGTTCGGCCTGTCCCCTGAAGACCTTAAGAAGCAACTGGGAGAACAGTAATGGTCATGGATCGTAATACCCCCCATCGTGATGGGGCGTTATTCAGCGTGCCCTGTGAAGCCGGTGCCCAAATTGGCGGCGGTCATCTGGTGTGTGCCAATGCCAACGGGCTGGCCGTGCCCGGCAAAGTCGACGCGGGCTTAACGGTGCTCGGTGTGGCCGATGAAGCCGCCGATAACCGTCACGGTCAGGCGGGCGCCTGCCATGTCACGGTACGCCGTGGCTGTGCCTTCTATTTCGATAACGACAGCGCCCGGCCTGTCACCCAGGCGCAGGTCGGCAAACCCTGCACGCTAACCAACAGTGTGACCGTTCGTGCGGCCATCGACGGTGACACACTGCCCGGGGTTGGCCGGGTGCTGGAAGTGTCCGTCCGTGAGGGCGTTCTGGTTCTTATCCCATAGGAAAATCTGATGATTGTTAATAAATCCAATTTAAGCGTGCTGTTTGTGGCGATTAAGGCCACCTTCCAAAACGCCATGGAAACGGCCCCCACCCAGTGGGAAAAAGTCGCGATGAAAGTCCCGTCAACCGGGAAATCAAACCTGTATACCTGGCTGTCCAATTTTCCGGCGATGCGTAAATGGATCGGGGAAAAAGCGGTTAAGTCGCTGGAAGGCCACAAATACACCCTGGTTAACGATGACTGGGAAACCACCATTGAAGTTGACCGTAACGACATTGAAGACGATGAAACCGGGCAGTACGCCATTCAGGCAAAAGGCGCGGGGAATTCGGCGGCGCAACTGCCGGATGATATTGTTTTTGAACTGGTCAATCTGGGGTTCGAACGGCCCTGTTACGATGGGCAGTACTTCTTTGATGATGATCATCCGGTCGGTCAGCGTTCGGTTTCCAACAAGGGCCGGAAAAAACTGTCGATTGACTCACTGGCAAAAGCCAAAGCCGCTTACGGTGCCGCCCGTACCGCCATGCGCAATATGAAAGACGATGAAGGCCGGCCGCTGAGAATCAACCCGGATATCCTGCTGGTGCCCCCCGCGCTGGAAGATACCGCCAACGCCCTGATGACCGTTGATCGTCTGGAAGACGGCAAGGCCAATATCTATAAAGGCACGGCGACGGTGATCGTTGAACCGCGCCTGACCTCAGATAGCCACTGGTTTTTGTTAGACACTTCTCACCCGGTTAAACCGTTTATCTATCAGGAACGTAAAGCGCCCGTTCTGGTCGAACAAACGAGCCTGGACAGTGACGAGGTGTTTACCAAGAAAAAACTGAAGTTCGGGGCTGAAGCCCGTGCCGCTGGCGGTTATGGCTTCTGGCAAACGGCGTATGGCTCGACCGGGGAGGAAGAGTAATGCCTGTTCTGATTACTGCAAAAATCAATGGGTTTCGCCGTTGTGGCATCGGTCACAGTGATATCACGATGTCCTACCCGGATGACCGCTTTACGGCCGCTCAACTGGCTGAACTGCAAGCTGAACCCCTGCTGGTGGTGACCGTGGTCAGTGAGGCGGCGGGAGCATCACAGAGTGATGACAGCCTGTCACGTCTGGATGCGCTGACGGCTGAAATCTCACGACTGACCAACGAACTGGCCGCCGTGACCCCAACGCTGGACACCGTCACCGCAGAGCGTGACACCCTGAAAAAAGAACTGGCGGAATTGAATAAGGAAATGAAGAAGAACGCCAAGAATCCGGGGAGCTGACCATGTACGCCACCCAGCATGATATGATCCTGGCCTTTGGTGAGCGTGAATGTCGCAGCCTCTGCGATCCGGAGATGACCGGGCAGATTGATGAACAGGTCATGAAGGCCGCGCTGACCCGTGCCAGTGCCGAAATCGACGGCTATCTGGTCGGGCGCTATGCCACACCGTGGCCGGATACCCCGCGCATTCTGGTCGGTCGTTGCGGTGATATCGCCCGTTACCACCTCACCACCGCTCACCGGATAATGTCGGAAGAAATCCGGCTGCGTTATGAGGATGCGATCCGCTTTCTGGAAAAAGTCGCCGCAGGCCAAATCAGCCTGGGGCGAACCGATAACGGGCAGATGATCCCATCGACCCCCCAAATGGTCTTTGGCAGCAGCCCCCGCCAGTTCGGGCGCGATGCGACGCGCGGAGGGGCCTTTTGATTACACAAATTGAACAGGCCATCTGCCAGCGGCTGACCGACGGACTGGGCAGGATGACCCGCGCCGTGACCAGTTACGGCGGGGAAATCGACGACGATTTAGGGCGCATTGTGCGTGAGCTGCCCGCCGCCTGGGTGACGTTTGGCGGGATCAGCAAAACCGACCCGTTCAGCGTGTCTAAACGCCAGTACAAACCGACCGGACAGTTTGTCGTGATTGTCGGCGATTACAGTACCCGCAGTGAGGCCAGCGCCCGCAGTGGCGGCGTCAATGTCGATGAAGTGGGATGCTATCGTCTGGTGTATGCCGTGCGGCGGTTGCTGACCGGACAGGATTTGGGGCTGAAAATCAATCCCCTGGTGCCCGGACGGGTCAGAACCCTGTTTAACACGCAAGTCGCCGAGCGGGCACTGTCCATTTTTGCCTGCGAGTTCGATACCCAATGGCTGGAAACAGCCCTGGCGTTGGGGGCATGGCCTGAACAAACCCCCGACCGTACCCACCCGGACTGGCTGTACAACGAATATCGCGGCCGGGTGTCCCAGCCCGATCCTGATCTGTTACGGGTCAGTATGCACTATGACCCGCCCGGTGTGGGTTCACCCGATAACCCGGCTGATTTCGTTAATCTCAGGAAAAAACCATGAGTACATTTATTGTGAGTGCCGCGCCGGGGTTGCGCGTGCCGCGGGAAAACCAGTCACGGCGCTATATTGAGTCAGACCCGGTTACCGTGCCGGATACGGCCTACTACCGCCGTTTGTTAACCACAGGCGATTTAGTCCCTGCCGCGTTCCCCTCCACGCGGGCGGGCAAGTTGAGGAAACCCCATGATTGATTTTGATACCATTCCGTCCAGCCTCCGCAAGCCGGGCAAATATTTTGAGTTCAACACCCGCATGGCGACCCGGACATTGCCGGGCAACCCCCAGCGGGTCTTGATTATCGCCCCGATGGGGGATGACGGTCAGGCCGATGCGCTGAGGCCACTGGATATTTATTCCGATAATGAGGCCGCCCGCCAGTTCGGCGCAGGCTCACTGGCTCACCTGATGGCCCGTGCGGCCATTCAGGCCAACAGCTATCTGCAATTGCAGGTCATTGGCCTCAAAACAGCGAGGGCGGGTCAAGCCGCACAGGCCACATTGAGCCTGACAGGCCCGGCCACGGGCAGCGGCACCCTCTATTTATGGGTGGGGGATCAGCGTCTGGATATTGCCGTGGAAGCCGGCGACAGTCTGGACACGCTCAACGGGGCGGTCGTCGCTGCCGTGACGGCAGCGACGGCATTACCCGTGACAGCCACCCCCCTCAATCAGGGTACCGCAGACGCCCCCCGTTATGGGATTACCCTGGCGGTGCGTCAGGCGGGCGAATTTGGGAATGCCATTCGCCTGAAGACGGCGTGTACCGCGAAAGGGATCGGCGTCACGCTGTCAGACATGGCAGGCGGTGAAAATGACCCCGACATTCAGCCTGCACTGGATGCAGTTTTTGCGGCCGGACATCACATCATTATCTCGCCCTTCAGTACCAAAACGGCGTTGCTGGCCCTGCGCACCCATCTGGATAAAACCGGAAATGCCCTGGAACAGCGCGGCGCCATCGGGGTGGCGGGCTGGACGGGCACACTGGCAACGGGTACCACGCTGGCGGGGGACATCAATGATGGCCGCCTGACGCTGGGCTGGTATCCCGGTTCGGCCAGGCTGCCTGCGGAACTGGCGGCGGCCTACGGTGCCGTGATTGCCCGCGAAGAAGATCCTGCCCGTCCCCTCAATACGTTGCCACTGGCCGGGATGGATATCACCCCCGTCATGCACCGTGCCAGCCGTAACGAGCAGGAAAACGCCCTGCACAACGGGCTGACCCCGATTGAGGTTGGCGCGGGGGATCGCGTCCAGATTGTGCGGGCGATCACCACCTACACCCGGAACGCCGACAGCGTGGATGATATTTCCCTGCTGGATTTGACCACCATCCGCACCCTGGACTACACCCGCAAGGCGTGCCGTGAGCGCATATCACAGCGCTTTCCCCGTGACAAACTCAATGAACGGACGCGCCAGAAAGTGCGTTCCGAACTGCTGGATGTGCTGCTCAAGCTGGAGGACAGCGAAATTCTGGAACAGGTCGAGGAGAACAAGGACAAGCTGATTGTCGAGCGCAACGACAAAGACCCGAACCGACTGGATGCGGAAATTCCGGCGGATGTGGTCAATGGCCTGCATGTGTTCGCCGGCCGTATCGACCTGTATTTATAAGAGGTAACCCATGTTAGAAGAATATGTTGGTGCGATTGTGCTGGAAGTCGATGGCCGCGAAATTGAAGTCACGGATTTGGATGTGCAAATCAACACGGGCCGCAAGCTGGTGAAGACCATGAACAAGACAGGCCGGGCGAAAGGTTATACCGCCGGGATTGCCACCTACGACCTGTCGGTGTCGGTGGTCATTCCGCTGGAGGGCGATCTGGACTGGGGTAACCTGGTCGGGGTCAAAATCACCCAGTACCCGGTGACGGGCAAAGGCGGCCGCCGCACCTCCTATCTGGACTGTTTCACCACCGAAGTGGGCGCGAAATACACCGTCGATAGCGAAGCTAAACGCGACATTAAAATGTCAGCCTTGAGAGAGGTCATTGAGTAATGATAACCCACACCGGAAAACTGCTGTATGGCGTCGAGTATGGCGACGGTCTGCACTATGACTTTAGGATAAAACTGTCCACCATGCGCCAGAGTTACGAGGCCCTGGACGAAACGGAATCCGTGTGCGGCTCTGTGGAGGGACACAAGGCCGACCTGCATTACCGCATGGCGGTCTTGACCAAATGCCTGGTAAATCTGGGCACCATTCCGGCGGAGGACATCACCACGGAATTGCTGCTGGATCAACTGACCGGTGACGATTTTGACCTGCTGGAACAGGCCATTGCCGACATTAAAAAAAAGCGGCTGCGGCTGCCGAGCGACGCAGCGGGATCATGTACGTCAGTATTGCCCTCGGGCAATACGGCATCAGTTATGAACGCATCCTCGCCATGAGCCGTCCCGAACTGGATGGCTGGATTGCCGCCCTGGGGCGGCTACAGGGGGCACCTGCCGCCAAAAATAAACACCGCAAGCAGGTCAAATCCCTGCGTCAGAAACAAAAACAGCCAATAAAACAACGGGGTTAATGTATGGCACGTGATCTCAAAATATCACTGGCGGTCTCGTTCCGTGATGAGGCGTCGGCCAAAGTCATCAAACTGTTACGCGATGTGGTCAAAGGCTCCGAGGATGCCGGAAAGGCGGCAGACCGGGAACGCCAGCGCCGGCGCAAATCCTTACAGGAAATGACGGCGGCCGCCCGCCGTCAGGCACGTGATGACCG